TTTTAGAGTGCGACAACTTGCGCTACTTAAATCGTTGAAAAATAAGGGTTTTATTCCATGGAATAATCCATTTTTTTCTTGCAATCAAACTCGTTTTAGTGTATAATATGTGTATATTAAATAAAAAAAGGAGACTACATTATGTCAAAGACTAAAAATTACTACTGGGATTGTGCTGAGAAAGAATCAGACGCAATCATACTTAACTTTTGCGAAGGTAAGATTTCTTATGATATTGCAAAAGAACAATTATCAAATGTTGAAGGTATCGAACTTGTCGGTATTGATGAATATAATGTTGATGAGGTTCTAGATTCTGAACTTGAAATCTACAAAGAAAAGGAGACTGCTTAATGATTACTGTTTCAAAGTCTGCCGAGACACTACAAGACGGTATTAAAAATATGATGGCTGGTGCTAAAGAAGATTATGCTCAAGGAATGGGTAGAAACGAATCTGCTTACACTAAACAAAAAATTGAAAACTATGAATCTAATACTACTGTTAGAGAAGGTAAAAAATATATTAAAGTTATCTATGACAGGTCAGTATTTGCTTTTATAGTAAAAGAAGATTTTAAACATTTCAAAAAAGGTGATGTTTTAAAACCCGCTGGGTGGGCGGCACCTGCTCTTAATCAACCAAGAGGTAATGTTCTTACTGGAAATTACCCAATACAATGGACTGGTCCATTATACTTAAACTAAACAAAAGGAAAACTATATTATGAATAAAATACAATTAATCAAGGCTGGCATCCAACAATTGTCTTTAACTGAACTGAATGAACTTTCTAGTTTTATTAGTGATGTTAAAGTTATGAATGCTAAATCTTCATTGTCTGTTGGACAAAAAGTGTTTGTTGTTCAAAAGACTAAAAAAACTCCTGGTGTAATTACTAAGATTAATCAATCTAGATGTGTAGTAGATATGCTCGGTAGAAGTTATAGAGTACCAATGTCAATGTTAGAGGCTGCTTAATGAATACATTTTTTAGTCTCACAGGTATAATGAGTTTTATATTCGCTGTCGGTTGTATTGACGGTGGATATAATGGAGTTCCTATGAATGATAACTGGTTAGGATTTAGTATCTTTACCATCATAGGTATCGTATCAATGTTTATCGTAATAATTAACCAAAAAGGAGAAGATATGTTATGAGTATAGGTGATGATTATATAAAAGACCCTATGGAAGAAGTGTTGGCTGAAAACCTTGTTGAGGTTATTGCCACAATGACCGAAGAACAGAGAGATAAATTTGTAGATAGTTTTGTGTCTAAATGGCCTAAACTCGCAAGTGAGATTTCTTTTAATATCGATTCTAACTTACAGGAGATTATGAGTGTTAATTAAAGTAGATGATAAAGTATCCGTAAATACTAGAAATGTTTTACCAAGAGAAGGTAAGATAACTGATATATCTCTTGCCCTAACGACAAGTGATCCTGCAGGTGAGAATGGTATACAGGTACAAGAATATGATACTGATATGGGCTATAATGGTTCAATTGGATATGTAACAGAGAATGGTGACCAATATTGGGCATACTTCTCACAAATTGAAAAGGACATATAATGACAGGCGAAGAAAGATTTATTACGGCAATACTAACTCAAGCAGTTGAAGATACCATGTACATGGGAAAAAGAAAATTTCATTTAAAACATAAGGTCGAAGCAATCGACTGGATACTGAACAATGAAAGTGAACATCATTGGTCGTTTCTTAACTATTGTACTATGCTTGGTTTATCACCCTCTAAGATACAAAGTAAAGTTAAAGGATTTATTGATCCTAAATTAACTACAATTCAAAAAAAGATAATAAAAGATAATATGAAAAAAGGAAGACAAGATGACAATAGACTACAAGTTTAATGAAAATGTAATTGTAAATGATATAATGGATTATATTAATAAAACATATGACTCACATTATGCACAAACTAAAAACTATCAGGCTACAGAAATTATCATAGACCAAGGTCATGGTACAGGTTTCTGTATGGGCAATATTTTAAAGTATGCTCAGAGATACGGCAAGAAAGAAGGTCGTAATAAAGCTGACTTAATGAAAGTTATACATTATGCTGTTATACAATTATCGCAAGACCATTATCAATGCAATTCAAAAATAGTTGCACCAAAAGAACCTATGGAAAAAGTTTTAGATGAAGATGGATTTTCTCATGGACGCTCTGAACTAAGGTCTGTTATGTCTGAAAAATATAACAAGTCTTAATTAAAAGACAAAGGATTGTCAGAATGACAATTGATTTTAGAGAAATCTATTCAACTTTAACTCTAAATATTTTACAGATGAAAAACTATAAATTAACAAAACGAGAAAAAGAAGATACTGCTTCCTTTATAGGAGGCACTTATGCAATTTGTGTTTCTTCTTTAGTGTTCTTTATACTATCATCACTTTCGATATAGTTTTTTTCAAACCACTTCCAGTATATCTTATCATTAAAAATTTCAATCATACTATTATAAGATATTTTGTCTTGTAGTATATCCTCTGCTAGACTTTCATATTCATAAGTATCTATCTTTACCTTTCTAACTGGTGGTAGTTTAGATAGTACGAACCATGTTCTTTGCTGTTTATTCATTCCGCTCCAAGCTAGCTTAGGTGGGTTTTTGAAGGACTTACATGAGTACTTATAATAATAGAGAATTATATATCTAGTGTGTAAATGAAGAAAAACATACTAATGACTTGGAAAACGACCGTCTAGGACGCCGCTCAGGCGGTCTTTAGGGGTCAAGTGATAGTATAGTACCCCTCTTATTTTGTAAAATTAAACTCGTAACCGATTACAATACCAATATTCTTTTTTTCGTATTCGTAAGAGGGAGAAACAAACCAACCTCGATCCGTGTATCTCATAAACGGTACAATATCGCCACCACTATAACCAGTAGCGAGACCAATCTCTAAATGTACGAAACGGTCTAATGCATATTCTTTACCAGCATATAAACTGATATTGTTTTCGCTATTATAGAAAACACCTGTAATCGTATTGTCTATTTGGCAACGAGCATGAGGGTGAATATTATTGTAGTTATTTTCGAGGCCTATATGCATTGATATAGCCATGAGTAGTGAAAGACAAGTATTCAATTAATTATTGACTGGTGCGTTTGCACGCCATTGATAGCATGACCAGTATCTCGCTGTTGTCTTGTCTTTTGCTGTATCGCAATTGTGCCTTGCACGAAATGATTTTCTTCTTGCAGGATCGTCTCGTTTGATTGATAAACCTGTTGTATCACCAAATGATACCTTTTTGACTTTATCGCCATCTTTGACATAAACATAGAACTTCTTACTACCGCCTCGTATTGGGTCATTGAGTTTGACCTTCTTACCTTGATACTCAGCTTCTGTAATCTCTAAGTCTTGATAAGTTTCCTCACAAAGACAATCTATTGCTTCTACTTGTTTTAATGTTTTCATATTGAATATTTATAAGAGATTTTTTCCAAGAATTTTTTTAGAATTTTTTTCCATGGAGAGAGGTCAGTCTCCCGACCCCTCTACCTAATACTTATACGTCCTCTACACGATTGTATTCAGAGGTATCTTTTGCAATACTCAATGCCATACTTTGTATGCCTTGTATTTTATTGTCAATTTCTACCTGTGTCGCTTTAGGGGTTTCGTACTTCATTTTATATAATACTTGTGCTTCGTCATGCATAACACGAATACGATTCACAAATTCACTTATTTTATGTAGCATTGTTTCCTAACTCTCCTTTACGAAATAACTCGAGCTGTTCCTCTTTTGACTTCGTTTGTTCTTTCAGAGAAAGTGTATAGAGTCTGTCTTTAATCTTTAATTTCTGTTTTTTGAGGTCTGTGATGAGTTCTCGATTATAATGATTCTTTCGTTCTAGATTCTCAATTCTTGTATCAAGATGTCTATGTAAGGCTTTTGCCTTAGAGTTTGTAGCAGTTGACATAAATTTCTCCTGTTTCTAAAAATTAGAATAAACTCTACGAGTATTTCTCAATAGAGTGTACTCACTAATATTTAGTAGAAAAAGAAATAGTATACCAAACCACCAATAATCGTGATATCAGCACAGATAGACCAAAGTATATAAAGTCTAAACATCCATTTGCTTATTGTACCTACTAAGGGGTTCTTCAGCATTTTTACCCTCCATAATTATCGTCAGCATTTCTTTTCTCCTTATATCTATTATATCACAATTAGAACAAAATGTAAAGCACTAACAAGATTAAACATATCTCGCCAATTGCTTTATAATCGTTCTCTCTTATCTCGTCTTTTGTATATTTCATCTAAATGGCTTTGCAGTTAAGAGACCAATTAATGCTATTACAATTGTAGGTAGCATTAGCACATTGGCACTTAACATATGAGTTGACCACATGAATAATATAATTAAGACCATTACTAAGAGTAGTAGTCTAAATGCACCATTGAATATATCGTTTACCATCATTTACTTTTCCTTGTCTTTTCCTACTTGAGGAAATTTTATTAAAACTTTTGGTTGCAACCGTTTGAGATAGCAGTTATCTATATCGCAACAGATCCCTTATGTACTCTAACAGGTCTTAACCGACAATCGACCCCCCTCTTAGTTTAGATTTATTATGTTGCCGTTGATGTCTTGTTCTTTTGCGTTCATCTGGTGAGTATTCTCAGCGCTCTCTGTCTTACTCTTACTTGTCTCTGTAATCGCCCCGCCGACCTTGATGTTTAATGCTTGTGCAACATCTATGTTCATGTTCTTACCTGCCTTCAAGTTTACATCGCCCTGCTGACTGATAAGGTTAATATCCCCATTCTGTACTTCAACTGTAACATTTGCACCCGAACCTACTTCTATACTATAATGATTGCCTACACCAACACCACCTGGATTGCCTCCATCTCGGGTTCCTGAGAGAGGTTTATTATTGACCTTGACTCGTAGACCACCATCTATTGTATGTCTGGCGGTCCCTTGTATATGCATATAGTCGTCAGCCGTTGTAAGGGTGTAGTTGTCTTTCTTTACCCTAGTGACCTTCGTACCATCGTCAAATATCTCGTAACCAGTCCCGCTCGCATGGCGTTCGTGTATTCTCTTTGCGTCTATCGTATCGTCAAACTCTTTGATGTGACCACCCTCTGTCTCATAGACATGATTGTAAGGGTAGACTGCATTGTAAGGTGTCTCGGGTTCATCCCAACTCTCTCCATCATCTGCGGCCACAACATCATCAACAACTGTGGTAGCGTCAACATTGGCAACACCTACTGCAAGGTCTCTATCTGCTCGTCTCTGTACAAGGGTAGGGTGAGGGTTTGTTTCAGTAGTCTCGACTGCCCCTTGTTTTGTTGTCTCCTCTTTGGCATTGACGGCTAATCTGTTTACGTCTGGTTCGTCTGTATATCTTGGATAGTTTGCGTTGAGTCTGTCTTGAAATCCTTTGTCGCCGTCCTTTGTAGGTAATGTCTTTGCAACGCCAGGCAAAGTCCCCATAATCACAGGTTGTTGTGCATCGCTGCCATCAGAAAAGAAACCTACAACCCACGTGCCTTCAACAGGTCCGAGCGGTGTCTGCCCTATGCCTGATACTGTCGCACTCGTAATAGGATTCATAGGATGTGCCCACGGTAGGTCTGTTGTCTTTAAATCTTCGTGTATCTCTGTATGATACCCGAGACAACGAACTCGCACTCGTCCTATTTTCTGTGGGTCTTGTCTATCTTCAACGACACCAACGAACCATTGAAAACCATCTTTGCCCATAAAATTTTGTGTCATAATTCTTTTTCTCCTGCCGATACCCTGCCGACTTTATACCATTGGCATCCTGTCATTTTCGAGCATTTTCTGCTTGACAATCAACCAACACTATGTTAATATATACACTCGTTGAAATCATACATTCCCCTTGCTTTTATTGACTTTAGTGCCTACGCTTTTTTGCGGAAGTACAGATGGATTCTGTCTCTCATATAAATGCATATAGTCATTGTCTCGAAAGGATCGTTCTTCATATCTATCAAAAGGTGTTCGTGAATCACCTCTTATATCATTTCTGCGACCACCAAAGAGACCTGTTATAACACTTTCAAATGTCTTTGTCAAGCGGTTTATTATGTTCATATTGCTATTTATACTGATATGTTGAGATACCCCTCTCGATATCTTAGTGGAATAATGCTTGACTATTGGGTTAGGACCTGTTATAGTATGCTGGGAAAAATCTTCTAGAGTCTGTGGGTAAGAGATATTAAGACCCTCTAAAGTAATCAAAACTCTTATCTTCTTGATAGATGTCTCTACTACCTCTAGAGTTTTGTTCTTTGCCTTCGTAAGTTCTCGGTCCTTTTTCATGTGGAGTATATACTGTATCTTTAACTAATTCAAGTATCATCTTATATTCTTGTTTAATTAGTCGGTGTCTGCATTTTGCAACTACATAACGACCTGAATGTTTTTCATCATATGCGTATCCTGCCTTCTCACCTTTATTACGTTCTAGACTTGGTAATTGAAAATCAACTACATCACCTGCTTGTATGTAACTATGACCAGGCATAACAACTTTCATTCTTAATGAATTACTGACTTGATTCTCTTGTGATATTCTTATTGCTTCTGTCTTACCTTCGTTGTCAGTAGATGTACCAAATACACCAGTATCATCATTATGTAAATATCTTGTTGATGATTGTAATACTACATGACTATGTGGATAATCACTTACGCCTCTGTCACCTGTGCCTTCTAACTTTTGTTCTCTATCTACTGGTGCGTTAGTAATCGGAAAGTTACTTTTGTAAGTGCTACCAAGTGTATCAGCATGAAAGTGTTGACTATATTCATCATGATAGTTATAGTCTGATATTTGATACGCCTTATCAAAGAAATTGTATGTAATCACTCTTGAAGCATATGTTCCCATCGCTTGTTGTGCTAGAGTATCAAAGTGTTGCATAACTTGATAAGAGTCTACATTATGCATATTATAACTTTTTCGATCCATTTTGTTGAATAGTGTCTTTGGTTGATATCGCAATATAAGTTTTGGTTGTCTTGCGTTCTTACCTTGTCCTGCTAACATACTCTCATAACTACGAAAATGAAACCCTTTTGTTGTCTCATAGAAATAATACCCAGCACCATTTGCATTTTTAGACAATGCTCTAGTTGATAATAAATTCATAGCACTCAATGGGCGTATGTTTGGTATTACAAACTTGTCTTTATTTCGTGTTGGTTCATAGTAGAACTTCTTTTTAGAATCTAAACCTGTTTCATCACGCAAAATCTTTAATGCTGTATTGTCTAACGAACCATCATATGCTCTACTCACTCTTGTTCTCGCATTTCTCATTAATTCTCTTGAACAAAAATGTATATTGTAGGACATTAATGTTTCACTAACTGTTTTTCTGTCTGTAATTGCGTAAATGTAAAAAGGATAACCTGTTTCTTCACTAGCGTCAACAATTGTCTCTGCGTCTCCTGTGCCTGGTGTTGATAATTTAAATCTTAATCGTTCATTACCTTGTAGTGGTGTGTTAGTTATAATATTAGCAGAGTCTAATATTGCCATTGAACCTGTTAAAGCATTCTTTTCTATATCTTCATAGACATTCAACTCCATAATAATACCCATTCTCAAAGGTAGTACTTCGCCTGTTGCTGTAATTATATCTATCTTGTTTAGATTATAGTCACCTGGGAAATCAAGGTGTTGATTTGGCATGATATTATTCCTGTATTAAGCGTTCAAATTCTTCGACAAATTGATTTAAATATGTTCTATCTAAGAGTCTTATTTGTCTTAACTTGTTTTGTTCTCTTTCTTCATACTCTCTATTTGTGATTGTAGTTGCACCTGCTGTATCAGAATTAACTTCTAACATATGTGAGTCATCGCTTGATGTTGTTGGTCCACTTGTCTGCGCTAATTCATAATGATGAACACTATCCTCACTACCTGCACCGTACTTATCAGTCAAATAATCTTCAAAGTCTGGTTGTGTCATCGGCCACTCATAGTATCTATCTGTAATATTGTTTGTAAGTAGAACAACCCAATGTAATTCAGCGTCATCATAATATTTAAATGCGATATCTTCTGGTCTTTCACCATACTTGACATCATACTTATCAAATAGTAACGCACCACTCTTAACTGCACTTCTAATTTTTACTCGTTTAATGATATCAGGAACAAGTTTATAGTTTCTGTCGCCCTTGACATCATACGCCATTAATGGAAAATAGTTAAAATAACTCATTAGAATCCCTCGTTAATGTGGTCTTTTGTAATCATTTCTGTTTCTAGAAACGATAGGTCCATTGTTATAATAACTGGTGAACCATCTTCATGCGATACCACACCATTTGGTGTAAAGTTTGTAGCAACACTCTGTAACACACAGGTTGCAATCTTAGGAAAATACGCATTTTCACTTGCTACACCATCAGCAGCTTGGTACATATAGTGAATATCAAACTCTGATGGTAGACCTAAGAACATATTGTGGTCGTTTCTCATTTCAGGTGCTGAATGAAATCTAAACATTTGTATAATTTTTTGTACATTATCTCTCTCTGTTCGATTCTTAGGTGCAAATTTAAAACTATATGTGAATGTTCTTAATTGTGGACCACCATATAATACTTCTAGATATGGGTTTGTTGAACGACCAAAGACTTTGTTTAATAGTTCATAACCACCCTCTGATTGTGTCATCATTTCAGCAATAGATGACCCTAAATTCTTTGCCATTTCTTCGAATACACCACCACCTGTACCTAATAATGCTTCTGCGGCTGTAGTAAAGTCATTATTCATATATGCTTCAGTTATTTTACCACCTGAAGCCGTTAAATAACCTAGTATACCTGTTTCAGTTGCATTGTATGTATTAGTATAATTGTCAGTAACATTTGGTGGTAAATAGATAGCAATAGAATCTGTAATTCTATTTGTCATTTTGTTTCCTGTTCCTGCCATTGCTTGAGAAGCATTACCTGATACAAGAGCACCATTTAATTTTTTATTGTCTCTAGACAACTCAATTAAATCGCTT